TTTAGTAGTTTCATATTCTAAAGGGTTTAAATTATAATTTCATTTTTTGAACCGTTGCCATTTTATTTGTAGCCACAGTACCGGTAGCATCATTTTGAGTTGTGTATATCAAAAAAATATCAGCAGACGGATTGATTGTCAAAACGGTACTCGCTCCATACAAAGCCTCTATAAATTCATTAGTTACTTGAACTGCTGCCGTGTTGGCTGTAAGCAAATCCAAAGAAGTGCCCGTTACTAAAAATTTTCTGTTAAAACTTACGTTTCTATTGCTTCCTAGTGTAGAATAACCTAATAGAGTTGCGCCAGTAAGTGTGTTGGCATTGTTTACGTACAGTCTCGCCGTGACAGCACCAGCATTGGTTTTGAAAAAATCCATTGTTGTCCAAATAAAACAACTGGAATCTAATGTATTTGCGGGGATTGTTAGCGTAGTAAGTATTGTTTCTGAAACAGTTCCTGTTACGCTTCCAGTGCCTTTTGTAATTAATCTTCGTGTAAAATCTAAATCCGATTGCATTGCAATTATTTCATCGCTTCCACCTATTTTATCTGGAAATTGAGCAATATATGTTTCTGTTATATTATCTGTATGAATTTCTACGCCTAACGTTTCATCTTGTGTATAAATGCCTACGCCCGTTTCAGTTAAACTAACACCAGCCGTAGTGCTTATGTTTTGAATGCTGGTGGCTCCTGGCTCAATAATAGTTTCATTTGTTCCATTATTAAGAACAATAGTTTTGTCAGAAGTGTTTCCTTCAGTTAGAACCTGATTTAAGTTTTGGGACGACGCTCCACCCGTACTCTTATTACTAATAACCAACTCCCAAATACTACCTGAACCAATTTTTTTCAATCGGCAATCATCGCCTACTTCAATCGGAATATCGGCGTTTGCACTAGCTCCTAAATATAGTAAATAAGTTCCAGCCGTGTAATTTAACACCGCATCAACATCGTAAACATGAAAAGGTATAACTGAATGAACTGGAAATAAATCTAAATCGTCGTCTAATATTAAATCCGTTGTGCCGTTAATCAACGTGTCTTTCCATCTGTCATCTATTTCAAATGTGTAACTAGACCCACTAATTTCTTGATATACTCTATCTCCGATTTTTAGAACATCTGGTAGGGAGGGAACTGCATTACCTCCTGAAATCCACAAATCAGTAGTTCTACGAACATACAATACAATTAACGACGGTTGGTAGTTTTTATTTGCTCCCGTTTCTACTGTTGACGGTGCGCCAGTATGGTCTTGACCGACTTTAGATGTTTTTACGGTATTATCTAGTGCTTCTCCTCCTGAAGCTAAAACGTAGCCGTTTATAGGTGCGCCAGCACCTACGGTATTAACTCCTTTTTTACCATTGCTGTAAACCGCAGAATCATGTTCATGCGCCACTAAAACAGTATGCGCAAAGCCGTAACTATTACCAATAGTATCAAACAAACCGCCAGTTGTTTTGCCAATTGGCACTTTTCCGTCTAGTTCGGGTACTTTTTCCCAACCAATAGCTTCAAGTATTCCTAATCCAGTATTGTCAAAATTAGCGTCAATCCATGCTTGTGTGATGTTGGTAAAAAACGCTGTTTGACCTTTGGTGTAGACTTTAACGGGTGGTTGTGATGGTGCATTACTTAAATAAGGTGGATAGCCTAATGATGTGAGTAACTCGATTAAACCAGTTGCACCACTAAAAGCAATAGGAATAGTAGTTGAAACGCTTTCGTCTATTACTCTTATATCACTTATTGATATGGCTTGACTTGGAATATTAGAACCGTTTTTTGCTTCGATTACATAAGTTTCTGAAATAGCTTCGATAATTACATCAAAATCGCTTAAATGCACCTTTGTAGCACCGTTATTAAATAAGTGATACCAAACTCCCGAAACTGTTTTAATTATCGTAAACATATCTTATTAATATGAATTAGTGTGTTCAATCGCAATAGTTTTTCTATTGCTAATTTCCATATCATCGCCTCTTGGAATCAAATAAACCTCACCACCGTATTGTAAGAAATTAGCATCTACTGGCAATTCAAATACATTATAAATTGGTTGAAATTCCGTAGCAGTGTAGTGTATCGAATGAGATTGTGATTGAATCAGCACGTCATTTACTTTGAAAATAATATCAATATACAATCCCGTACCCGCTGGTACTTCTACATTAAATTGGGTTACTACTCGAAATAGATTATTGAGTTTTGTTGGTTGAAATTGCCCCGCAACATTAATCAAGCTACTAACACAATTCGTTGTTGAAACGCCAATAAACTCGTTACCGTTTTCAGCATCTTCGGTTAATGTATTTGTACCGCTTGAATCGTATCTTTGTTGCCATTTTTGCGACAAATTGGTAGGCGGTACATAAAATGGTGGTGCTTGTAAAGCTTTATCGTTGTAGAATAAACCGAAACCATCAACGTAAATAACCGTATCGACTTTATCGCATTGTGCGGTTATGCTAAACGAAACTTCATCGCCAGCGGTTAAATCTATAAAAGCCCAAAAAGAATTTACTTGACCGTCAACAAAACCGCTTGAACTATATGCGTTTCCTACTACTGTTCTAGCAGATGTTAGTGTGCCGTTCACGAAACACTCAACGGTATAAGTTACATCTGCTGTTGGGTCGTTTTTTTGCATTTCCCAAACCAAACAATACTGCCCAGTTTTAGGCGCAATGCTTTGTGTTAAAGTTCCGCTACTTGTAAATGTAGCTGGCAAATTGGTCAAAAACCTTACTTTTTGCGAACGTTCGCCATAAATCGGGTATTCATCCGAATTTGTTACAAGTAGATTGCCAACTCCAGCGGTGATATTATAATCAATATCCTCGTTACAAGTCATAAACTCCGATACTAGGTTGTTACAACTCTTTGGCTCTCTTATATTCGTTATTGATGCTGTTACTGACATAATTTATTAATTTGCTACTTTATACTGTCCGTTAAAATTATAATAGAATGAGCCAGCGACTAAGTCCCCAAATATTTCAACACCGCTTGCTGAAACTTTAATTTTCGTGGTTGTATTTAAATTTGGTGAATCGTAAACCATTTCAACGTAAGTGGTTGATATTGATAACGGTTCGTATAATCCCGTAGCGAAATCAATAATTTTTCTACTTGTAACCACACCGCTACTTGAACTATTACGAATTTTGCCGTTAAAATAAACCGTGTTGCCACTTTTCCAAAAGTGAACGGTAAATATTAATGTGCCACTTGCTATTCCGCTTTCAACTACAATATCGGTAGTCGGTGAGACTGAACTTGTACCGTTCCATTCTACTTTTACGGGTGTTGGGAATAGTTCTCCCTCTAAAGCGTTCCAAGCGTTAACGGCTTCTGTCGCTGTATTTAAACCGCCCGTTGTTATTAATGCTATAACTGCATCGATTTGTGCTTTTGTCATCTTATTGTTAATTTGTTAACCAATCTGCGTTATTCCAGTCTGTATTTAGCCAATCTCCATTTGTTATACTAAACGCTCTTTCGCTCCTTACCGATACCTCAAACGGCTCGTTTCCTACTGATTTAAACAATCCTTTGCTTATAATGAAATAGTAATTATCTAAATCCGTTACAAAAGCACTATTGTTAATCACGTAATCACTTCCAACGAGCGTAATATCTGCTTGTGTAAAAGTAACAATTAAATCATTATCATTGTTATAAATTTTTATTGTTCCCGTTCCAAGTACAGCAGACTTATTGAAAGTCAATGTAATATCACTTGGAAACGACGAAACAACATAACGACCACTTGGCGTAATAATAGCGTCAAAATCAACAAACAAATAATTACCTAAAGTGAAATATTGTTCCTTTGGATTTAAAAATAATTCGCCAGTTTTAAAGTTAGTATCGCCCGCAATTGGTTCGGGTTTAAACTCCGACAAAACGTGTCGTTGTCCGTTCACATAAACTATTGGATGTCTAAATATTTCTTCTATTCGGTCGTTTAATGCAATATCGAATTGATTAAAAATGAAGCGTTTAATTCGAGTAATGGTTTGACGAAAATTAACCAACCCGCCAAATGTATCAACGTATTCCGAACCGTTCTTTTTGTTAGCTACATCTTTGTAATACAAATCCTTAAACGACACCCTTTGATACGACGGCTTCAAATCATAACCAACACCCGAAAACCTTTCGCCAGCCGTGTAAACTATCTCGCTTGTGAGTTCTTTGCCTTTATCAGTAACGCAAAAAGCATTTGAGTAAAACTCATTACCATTGATTAAGTCGGTTATTTTAAGGAATAATGATTTATAGTAAAAATCCGTGTAAATACGCCCGAACTCAAAATCTATTTGATAAATACCATCTTTTAAATACCCATCGTAGTAGAACTTATCGGATATATCCATTACCACATTACCGCACGAATCAATCAAATCAACACGAATGCCCCCAACAAAATTAATATCAACTAAAGAGTTTGTTTTTTGAGATATTAAACCGTCGGTAAGCAATTGAATATACGGCTGTTTTTGAATGTAAACCGCTGGCGAATCGTCACCACGTTTAGCACTTTCAAAGTCGTTTTTATATAATCTTAAAATTGCTATATCCATTCGTATGCGTTTAATGCATTGACTAGGCTGTTCATAGATGAAAATTGTTGCCCGTTCAAAAGTACAAAATTATAATTATACCAACTGCTAATAGGAATGCTTTTTTGTTTGTAAAACTGAATTTCATCGTTCATAGATTTAAACCACTCCGCCGTGCCTTGCAAACTATAAGGTGCATCATCTACAAAAACATCAGTCCCGATTACATCAATTTTCAAATATTCCGTTTCAAATTTAGCCAAAGCGGTTATATCTGCTTTAGCTGAAGCAAGCAAATAATCTAAATCACGAATGAATACACGTTTAAAATAACCGTCTAAATCCCAAATAGAAACAAATCCACGCTCGCCACTATCATATCGTTGCAAGTAAGACAAAACATCATTAAACGGTGCTACAATGGTCGATTTTACCATTTCTGAACCAACTAAAGGCGGTGGCATATCAATGTTTAATATTGTGGCTTGCTCGATTAACGGTGTTGTTTCGGTTAATAGTTGTGTTGCTAGTTCACCATTATTCAAAAACTTTGCATTGACTAAGTCTCCTTTGCTATCATTTAAACAAGCGGAAATGTATAGAAGCCATCCATCCTCATCAATTAAATTTCGCTTAATGCTTCTTCGTAAATTAGGAAAATCTTCTGGCGCAATACTAAAAAACTCATTTGTTTCTGTTTGCCATAAAACACCAGTGTAAAAGTGTTTAATTGCTACAAAACCAACACCGCTATATTGACTAACTGGCGTTGTTGGTGTAAGTTTTAAAACGGTGGTATTAATATCTAAAACGGTGTAAGTTCCGATATTAGAACCCTCGATAATGTAAACCGTGCTTCCAATTGCCATACCTAAACCAGTCCAAACAATATTACTGTTGTTCGACTGTCCTAAATCATCACGGTTAAGTATTTCTAAATGACCGCTAACCCATTGCATATATAACCTATCCTTTATAACACTAAACGCATTTGGTGCAACTCTAACGGCTTTTTGCGCATAGAGTTTGTCGTCTTTATCAGTTGCTGTTGTGGTTTCTTTGAAAGCCAAATTAACCATTACATTAGTTTCAAACGGGTCACGAACCAATTTGTTTTTTATTTCCTTTGAGTTGTTGGCTCGCTTGTTCATAGGTCTCCACTCCGACTGCGTATGTATTCCTTTACTTGTGCCTTTTACAGTTTTTTCATTCTCAAAGTTTTCGTAATCGTATGTAAATTTATTGATTTGTAACGCTGGATTAAACGGCTCTTTATAACTTTCGCTAGGCAATACTTGAAAAGAACCAATTTCAATATTTTGGTAAAAATGTGGATAGGTTACAATTGATATTCCGTTTTCATTAATTTCTACATCACCGCTTACTTCCATTGCTGTTTCATAAACATATTTAGGTGTTTGGTACATATGAAGTTCATTACCTACAACCGTTGAACGGTTAAAAACAAATGTATCGTAGTCCTCACCACCAACATCCCAACGTTTACATTCAGTAGGCAAATTGTTTGAGAATTTACCAGATTGTTTTAATAAATCACCGTAACGACTAGCTTTAATAACGTAGTTAAGCGGTTTTTCTTTGACTGTTATTGTAAGGCGGTGGTTTTGTACGTTGTTTGTAACGTGGTAAAAAACTCCTAAAGGTGGCTCTTCGTCTGAAAACTCTGCAAAAGCCGAACATGAATAATAAACATAAACACGCTTACCTCTTTGAATGAAAGGTATTGTTAGCTCCAATGTAGTGGGAAATGTTATAATTCCGCTATTTTCTTTACCAAAATCTATTCTATGTAATTCGTAAGCGTCGAACGGTTCAGCTTCTAAATCATTACCTACAACTACTAACAAGTTTGCGTATCCGTTAGCTTCTAAAATAGTACTTGCTGGAAATCCTGGGCTTGCTGAATTTTCGCCAAAACTACAAGTTACCCTAGCGTCAATTTCTGTAAATGAAAACTTAACATCGTAGCTATCGTTTTGAATTTCTAATTGTTGAAAGCTACCCGTGTTATTAGGTATTTTTCTTGGTATTCCGTTACTATCAAGCCAACTAATAGCCGAACTAGCGTAAGTCGGATAAATATATGATAGTGTATTATTAATTTCAGATTGTTCAATTGCAAAGGATGGATTGGCTAATCTGAATTGCGTACCCATTATTGGTAGCCAAGCCGCCGCCGTTGCGCTACTTCCAGCACCTTTAAAAACCGTCGTATTAAACAACGCTGGCGATTTATATAAAAAATCATATACTGGCATTGGTGTAATAACATTGCCTAGCCAATCCTTATCGCTATATGCATCAAATGTATTCTCTGCATTGCGTAAATGGTCTGCAACCGTTCCAATTTGAACCATTTTAGGTTTTACGTAGGTTTTGCCGTCTGTAAAATCTTCGTCTTGCACATCACATTCAAACGTTTTAAAATCAACATCAAACTTGGTTATTTTAGCCAATACTTTCATTTCCGAACCAGCTTTTTTGCGTGAGGCTAAGAACCATTGCAAACCATAGTCCATGTGGTCGAATGTATCGCCTCTTGGATTAACGATACGGGGCGCAATTAATTGTATTCCGTAAGCATCAGGAATAGTAACGCCGTCAATAGCAAACCACTCGCTTTCCATCGCCCAACTTTTATCTTTTGCTTTGCGTTGGAACTTTGCGCCATCAAATCCAATCCATTCGGACGTTTCGTACCAATCGTCGTTAAAGTCGGTAAACTTAAAAAAGAACCTAAAACCGTTTTGTACTTCTAAAGGGCTATTCATTATTAAAATGATTGTTTGGTAAATGTAACGTGATTGTTTTTGATTTGTTTGCGCGTGTGACCGTTACTGATATAATTATTAATACCGTTGTTGTCGAATGTTTGGTGATACTCGGTTTTGTTGTTAATCGCTGAAACAACATCTTTGCCAAGTTGGTGCAAATCTTGTCGAATGTCGATTTGTGGTTTTGTATCACTCATTCCAATACCAGCGGATTGCATCATGTTAGAAAGCGAACTATTAAACAACACCTCGCTAAAATCTGAATTAAACATTAATTGTTTTGATTTTTGAGCCGTGTAAACTTTATCGCCAGCATCTAATTTAGTTAAAACCGCCCCTTTATTACTTCCTAATGTTTTTACACGACCTTTTTTATCAGTAATAACCTCTGCGCCTCTTTCTTGCGTCCATGCCAACCCCTCTGGCGCATTGTCTGTTCCTTTGTAAAACTCTGGCATTTTTTGGCTTGCGACCGCAATAGCTTGCGCTGCACCAATCGCACCAACTATGAAAGTCAAAGGTATTCCAAAGAATCCAGTCTTACCCAATGTTGCCATAATGGCTTGCGCTGTATCAATTGCTATATTAAATATTGCTTGCTCTTTTTTAGCCTTAAACTCCCGTTTTGCTATTTCTTTTCTTCTTTGTTCTGCTTGACGTTCTATTTCAGCACGTGCGGTGTCAGAATCTCCAGCGAACGCTAAAGCAATGGTTTTTCTTTTTTCTAATATATCATATTCTTCTTTAAAATTAGCGTTGTTACGCTCCGACATCATATTGAAAAGGTCTTGAAATATTTCCATAGACGATTGAACCGCAACCGCCATTTGTTCTTTCCAGTTTTTTGCGCCCTCGATTAATTTATCAAAAGTGCTTTGACCATTTGCGTCAATGTCTAAGAATATTTTTAAAGAATTTAAACCGAGTTGCTCTAATCCTTTATTGATAAAATCAGTTTGAAAGCTGTTTAAATATTCTTTTGTTTTTCTATTTGCTACATCTAAGGGCGTTTCCAATCCCTCAATTGCTTCTTTTTGCTCTTTGTATTTTTGGATTATAGTGTCGTACTCGGTCGGGTCTGCTTTCGCCAGTGCTTTTTGTTGCTCGATTTGAATTTCTAATAAAGCGAGGTTTTTATACTCATCAAAAGCTAATTGACGTGCTTTTAATGTTTTGTTTTCATCATTAGCGATTTTTTGATATTTTTTTTGGTTCGACCGATTGATTTGGTTGTTTAGTTTTTCGGTTTCTTCAATGGTTTTTTTACGATACTTTTCTTCTTTTTCAAAAGTAGCTTTTAAAACCTTTTCGTTAAATTCAGCATCCGAGTAAGCGTTTTCTTTGAATTTTCTGCTGTAATTTATATCTGACAATTCTTTTTCGTTGTTGTAACGAGCCGTAATATCCGCAATTGCTTTTTTATACTCTTCAGCATTTTGCACATCGTCAAAGCCGTTCTTTTTATTCTTTAAATAAACCTCGTTTGCTTTTTCTAAATCTTCTTTGAATTTCAAATCGGCTAAGGCGTTTTCTTTAGCGAATTGTTCTTCTAGTATTTCTAAAGATAAACGGCTGTATTCTTTTCTAGCTTCTAAACGACCGTAATCCGTTGCGCTTTCATTATCTTGAATTTCCTTTTGAAGTATCCTTAATTCTTCAAGTCTTGCTATTCTAAGATTGAATAATGATTCTGCTTCTTCGTAGTTGTTGCGAATGCGTTCTTTTTGGCTTTTGTTTCCATCTATTTGAGCTTCGTCTGATTTTTTAAGTACGGTTAAAAATGCACGAATAAAACCATCATATTTAGCTAAATCTTCATTAGCTTTTTTAATATATTCTCTTTTTTCTTTTACATCTTTATCCCAAACCGCTGGTTTTGCTTGAACATCTTTAGCTTTTAAGTAAATGTCCTCTCTTTTTTTATAGAGTTTTTCGAGCATTTTTGTAGCGTATGCTTCTTGGTCAATCTCTTTTATATTAGCTTTTATTTGTCTAGAAATTTTTTCTTCTGCGGCTTGACCTATTTTTTGTAAGTATTCTTTTCTTTTATCTGCGTCCGATTTTAAGTACTCTGCAATTTCATTTAACCCTTTTGCGCCATCTGAAGCCATTCTTTTAAAAATTCTAGCGAAAAGATTTTCTGAAGTATCTAAATTATCAATAAAATTAGTCCATGCGTTACTTAAACGATTTACGGAAGCTGTTAATGTATCTACATTATTACTGTTTTCAATTCCGTAAAGTTTTTCTAATTCTACAACCATTTGAGGCAATACCTCTGCTGATAAAACCTTACCGTCTTTCATTAACTTCATAAAAGAGGCTTCGGTAACTTTTAACTCTGGATGTAATTTTTGATACGCCCTAACTAACGCTTGAACAGAACCAGGCAATGCTTCGGCTAATTGCCCTCGCAATTCCTCTGCTTGTACCGTTCCTTTAGACATCATTTGGTTAATAGCTAAGAATGCTTTTTCTTGCTGTTGCAAAGATAATCCCATAAACCCAGCACTTTTAGCAATAGATTTGAAAATATTTTCAATTTCTTGTCTGCCTAATTTGCTTTTAGCATTTACGTAAAACTGTGTGTACTGTGTTGTAAGCTGTCTTATTTCTAGCCCGTATTGCGAAGATATTTCTTTTAAAAATCTTTGTGCTTTTGCAAATTCATAACTTGACGAAACAACGTTTTTTAAAGCTAATTCTTGACTTTCTAATTGCTTTGAAATATTAAATACATTTAAGGTAAAATCTTTAAGCATATACAACAATCCCGACCAACCAAAAACATAAGCTAGTTCAGAAAGTCCAGCAATTGTTCTTTCTCCCGTTCTGTTCCATTTTTGCACGGCTTGGTCTGCTTTTAAAACCTGCTCTTGTAATTTTTGAAATTCGCTTTGAGCCTCACGCAATTCTTTGTTGTATTGTCTTTGTGATTGCTCCGCTAGTTTCCCTCTTGCTATAATGTTTTGATAATTATCCGAAGCTCTCTTTACTTTTTCGCTTAATTCTGCATAAGCTCCAGCAACGGCTCTTAATACTGATTTTTGAGTATTTAAAGCTATTGTATTTTGTTCCGTCGAAACGGTTATTTTTGCTTGTGTTTTTTCTAATTCTCTTATAATTCTGGCACGTTCTTTTTCTAATTCCGAAACGTTTTTTACAGTTTTTCCGTTTCCGTTTTGTATTTCGGTTAGCTTTTGAATCTGTGTCTGTAGCTTCTTGATTAACTTTTCTTGTGCTAGATATTGCTCATTAAGTTGTTTAACGGCACTATCCGAACCGCTTGGGGTTTTAATTCCAATCATGTTTTCGTTAACATTCTTTACATTAGCCGTCGTTTTTACAAGCTCTGCATTAAGTGCTTGCAAGTCCTTTAAAGCATTAGGACTAAGTACTTCTAAAAATTCACCGTTTGCCATCTTTTTGTTTTTCTAGTTTTTGTTTAGCTGACTTTTGCAAAGCAATATATTTAGCCAATGTAATTCCGTCTTTAATTTCTCTGTCTAAAACATTTTCCATCGATACGATTTGGTCTTCAAACTCAATAACTGTTTTTTTACTTTTTTCAGTCATTTGGTCAAATATGATTTTAGCTTGTGTTAAATCATTTTGTATAATTCCTATTTCAATAGTCAATACACGCAAAACTTCATTTTCAAAATTCGCTTCTTTATCAATTATAATATCGTAACCTGTTTGTAATGCGTCAATGAAATCTAAACGCATTTGCTCGGTTGTTTTATTATAATAGTAGAAATGCAAATCTTTTTTTAAAACAGCTATTTTGTAATTTAAAAAAGCAATCTCATTAATCAAACGTAAATACTCATTCGCTTCTTTGTTGTCCGATTTAATAAAAAAATCATCATGTATTGAAATAAAAACCTCTTCTAATCCTTTTTCACGTGGCTTAGGTTTTAGTAGCTGGTAGTTCTTTGTTTTTAATATCTCAAAGAATACCTTAGCTTTTATTGTGTCTATTGAATTGTATTTAGGCAATTTTAAACTGTTTTTTAATATTAAAAACCAATGTTAATCTGTAAATATCGTTTTGTCTTTTGTCAAACCAATCTTGATTTAATCCCAAAATATCACGCCCGTATCTACCAATTAAATTATGCGTGTCGTTCATTCCAAAAATATAGCTTCCTTTCTTATCTGCTTTATGAACAAATAAAGTCGATGCTGTGCGTCTGCTTAACAATAAATCGACTGTGCCGTCTGCTTTAGGATTTAATTGTTGTTTGAAGATAGCGTATTCTGGGTCACGATAAAAACCTATCCTTTCACTGTTCGGGCGCAAACCTTGCTCAAACTCATTTATTTTTTCCTCTTTTAGGGGCTTTTGGTCGCTTAGCACTATTTCCTCCATTATCGACTGAATTTTCTGCAAGTTCAATAACGGTTGTAACCTCTTCTGGTATTCTGCTGGTGATATTGCCATTGTTTCCGCAATTTATACATTGTTTATCTTCCTGACCTTTAAGGTTGCTTAAAAAGTCATCGATTAAATCGTCGTTGGTTTGTTTTGTTCGTTTTTTAATCCAATTAACTTGCTCCATTACTGGTAAATCAATAAATTCTTGCGCACAACTCCCGAATAAATGTTTTCCGAATATTTCCATATTGTTTAAAATTAAAAAATGCAACCAAAATTAATTGATTGCATTCTCATTCCTATACTACAAATGTAGTGAATTATTTTAACTATGCAACGGGTGTAATCGCACTTGTTGCGCCTTTGTAGTATTTAGTTCCGATTTTCGCTACTGCAATAGTATTTGTAGAATCGTATAACGAAACTACAATACTTGAACTAGTCGTAATAGTTGCTGTCGGTTCATATTCATACTCTTCGGTTGTTGCGTTATACGTTAACGACAAAGCCGTAATAGTATCAGAAACACCATCTACATAACTTTTCAAATTAGCAATCGCAATACCGCCTAAAACACTTGCTCCATTCATTGCGTATTTAGCTTTAAAGTAAACTTTACCCTCTGAAGCATCAGCACGCCCAGTCATTACAATATCGGTAATAGGAAACAAATTGTTTGCATTGAATCCTAAAACAGATTTGTCGATTACTGCCGTGTTAAGGTTGTATTCGTCAGTAGAAGTAAGTTGCACTACTGTATTCACATAACCACTAACAGAACCGTCAGTATGCATGAATGTACCAGTGTTTAACATTCCTAAAGAATAACCGCTAAACGTGTTACCATCCAAAGCACCAGCAATACTTCCATCTTCAAATACTAACAAAAGTTTGTAAGATTGAAAGCTATTCATTGAATACAATGCACGTGCGTACGCCCAGCCTTTAAGGAATTTAAAGGTAAACATCGGCAATCCGTTACGAACAACCGACATAATACCGCCTTGATACTCTTCAGTTGTTGCCTCTGGCGTTCCGTTAACGACTTCGACAGCTCCCAAAATAGGAATAAATGTACCGTCTTGAATTAAGTCGTTAATAACCGTTTGAGAAATTGTACCAGAACTTACATCAATACTCCAAGATGGTGTTACTGGAATCATACCAGTAATTCTACCATTGTTGATAATGCAGTCTGGTACTCCTAAATTTTTAACCGCACTTGTGCAGTTTTTTTGATTTATTGCAATCATAATATTTTTTTATTTTTTAATTAATACAAATTTGTAAATCGTTACGGAAACTCAAAACATCTAACACAATTCTAAAGCAATGGTAAGGCTGAAAATCCATATCTTGACTACAACTAAAACCTCGATATACTTGGTCAAATTGCGTGATAATTTCGTTTACTCGAACTTCTGGAATAAATTCCAAAATATCAATCACATCTTTTCTAGCTTCGTAATCAGCTCTATGAGTTGTAATCTGTGATTTAATCTCTAGTAAATTAACCGTAAAATATAAATCTAATTGTGTTTCATAAATTCCGCTACTGTTTCTAACTTCTGTAATTGGGTAAGGATTAGTAAACCAAAACTTATTATCTTCAGCGTAAATCAAATTTTTATAATCCACACCGCTAGTAAAATGTTCAATGGTTCGTTTGCCGTCTTTTTCTTTACTGTAACAAATTGGATAGCCATCTAACTGTGCATTGTTCCAAGTCGCTTTTAACGGCTCGTATAACACTACTTGCAATTTGTTTACGATTGCTTGCAGTCCTATTGGCGATGGGATTAAGTTGTTTTGCATATTACATTGAACTTGTTTCGATTTCTAAATCCGTGTCGTTTAAGTAAAGATGTGTATCAAAGGTTTTTTTCAATTGATTGAAAGCGTCTTTTTTAGCTTGTTGGTAACGTGTGTATGCTGAATTTCCATCTGCACTCATTACTTCAAACTTTAGTAAATCGTCTGACATTTGTATTAACTCTTGTCGGTTGCTTCTATTGTTTGAATTCGATAAATACATTTGAAAAGCCATATACTCAAACGTTGCTTTCACAAAGTTAGCAAACTCATTTAGGTTATTTTCAATATATAGATTTGAATCTAAATACGATGAAACATTAAATCCTAAACCGTTGCCAGTTACTCCGTAAAAGTTGTAATTTGCCGTTTCTGGCGCATTACCAACTCCAATAGTAGGATAACAAACAAATCCATCAAATTTCAACGGGTCGTTCCATCCTTGACTACTGAAAACTGTTGTGCTATCAAAAGCAAATATAAACCTACCTTTACCGCTAAAACTATAATTCAAATCTTTGAACTCTAAAACTCCATCACTCGGTGTAATAGTCAAAGTGTCTTTTAAAACGCCTTGATTAATCACATACAAGTTAACGGGCGTTGTTCCAGACTTTGTAAAACAGTTTTGGTTTATGCGGTGTACAACGTAATCACTTCCTTTCGACTCGAAAACCCAACCAGCGTAATCACCACTTAATGCAACCTCGTTTTTAAAATACTCTTTTTCGTAAATGAATTGATTGTTGATTAATCTTTTAGTCAATTTCAAGTCAGTCAAAACCTTATCTTTCACACTAGCTAAAAACGCTTTAATCCTTAAACTTTCTAAATTGGTTTCTAGCCAATAAGTAGTCTCTGTTTCGGGGTCTTTGTTTAAATTACTAGCTTTAATCGATTGGTATATTTTTGAGTTCTTTGAAACTAAATCGCTTCTTTTACGTGTTGTTGAATAAATACCGTACGTTGTTACATTGCTCCAAGCAGTTGGCGTTATTGTAAGTTTTGGTAGGAATGACAAAAGGTTGTCTATATTAACACTTGGATGAACTCCGCTATTTGCATATACGCCACTTACGGGTACAGCAGTTACTTCGGTGTCAAAAACAACGCTACTACTACAATCTTCTGTCAATCCTATTACCATAACTTTTTTATTTAAAATTTACGCCCAAATACCAGTAGAACCAGCGATATAATAAGCTCCAGTTCCAGTTACTCCAGTTCCGATAATTCTAACTGAATTTCCTTTTGTTGAAGTGGCTTTAGTGTTTACTAAATCCGTATCAACCGTTCCAACTCTAGTAACAACACTTGAAGCAAGCGTGATTGTTCCAGCGATACCGTCAGCCGCATTTGGCGAAATAGTAATGATGTTATTTCCAGCCACACCAGAATTAATGAAAGTATAGTCAAGTCCAGCTATTGTAGCTGGTAATGTAACTACCAAAGCATCTGTTCCGACTAAGAAAACTTTTCCGCTGTCTTCTACTGTTAAAGTTCTGTTTGCAGTAATTTCTTCAACTACTACCCCAAAACCTCCAGACGAGAAAGGAACTCTATTTCCGCTCGCATCCGTAATATAAAATGTACTCATTTTGTGTATTTTTTAAAGGTTAATAATTAAGAAGTTGCTCCAACAATTTTAACAATATCGTTCGCTCTTGTAGCAATATCGCTATTATAACGATATACTACATAGAATCTATCCCAAATAGCCATTTCTTCAAAATGCGTCATAATGGTGTTTGAATCAGCACCAACTAAAGCACTTGATGTAGTGGCTTCTTTGTTTGTATAAATGTTGCAACGACTTCTAAGGAATGGAATTTCCATATCTGAAACGCTCCATTTTCTACCAGCGAATTCAGTACCAGCGTAAAAGTCGTAAGGGAAATTAGAAATCATTCCAATTGCACCATCACGAACTAAGAAACCGCTAAATACATCTGAACCAGCAGAAATCTGACCGCTTTCGTACATATTTCCAAGTGGGAACATCCCAAGAGCGTCAAGGTTTTTGTCGTTAGCTGTGTTGTATTTCAATTGTTCTGCTTTTTGAACTGATAAACCAGCTCTTGAAGTAACAATACGATACTCACCACCTAACTCATTAGCTTCCATTAAAGCCGTTAAGTTAAAGAACATTGTTTCTTTTTGAGCCGCTTTAGATACAGTCAATGTATCGGTAGAAGTGCTAAAAGTGTAAGTTCCATCACCTTGTGAAACAGCAGTAGTCGAAGCAAGTTGTTGTGTTTTTCTAGCTTCTAAAACAGTCAAAAGAATAGTTTCTTTTGTTTTAGCCATTTCATAAGCTACATTCAACATTACTTGCTCACGCATAAAGTCTGAATCAACTGCATTGTTTGCAAAAGCAGAAGGATAGTGTCTGAACCCACTAAATACGTTGTAACATACAAAAGTATATTGGTCAGTAGTTGGTAGATTGTCTGGGATGTAATTAAAACCAGCAGTTGTACCAACCGAAATAGTTTGGTCTTTTAAAACTGGTATTTGTAAGTCCCGCAAAGATGAAAGTGTACTCATCTGTTCGATTTGTGATGGTAAGATATAATCAACGCCCGCTGTTGAATCAGCGACTAAGTCAACTACTCCTAACTGTGCAAATCGTTTGTCGTTAAGAGCGTTTGAGCCTTGAATATCATTCCAAAGGGTAGCATTAATGTAAGCCATTTGTTTTGATTTTTAGTTAATAATTAATTGTTTAAAGTTCAAACGTTCTTTCGTTTTATTTTTTTTCAGCTTTAATTGCCGAATGTAACTTATTGAATTCCTTTGCGAAATCTTTCGATACTTTGCCAATTCCTTTTGACGCTAAGTGGTCGTTAATAAGTTTTGATATTTCTTCGCTTGTGGCATTTTCTGGAATAGCGAAAGGCACTCCGTCAATTGTTTTACTCTTTGGGTTTGCTCCCGTTCCGTTTTGTTGTCTACCAGCTAGTAATTCCGTTATGTTTTTATCAGCTGAAACTAGTTCAGCTAATTTCATTCTTTTGTGTTCGTTTTCTTTGCTAATTGCAATTGGTTCGTTATCGACAATTTCAATAATCCAATTTTCATTAGTTGACTTTACAAACTCATCCCACTTGGCTTTAGCCTCGTAAGCGTTTACTTCTTGTGGGAAACTTGGTTTAACATTAGCGTATGCAACGTTAAGTTTCATGTTTAAATATTCGCTTTGTAAAGGCTCATATTTATCTGCTTTTTCTTTAATTGAATCGTAATCAGCTAAAAGTTTTTTAGCATCGTCCAACGCTTGTTTTGATTGCTCTAACTCTGCTTTAGTAGCTTCATCACCTTTAAAGTCTTTTAGCTTTTGTGCGTACTCTGTTTTGGCGGTTTCTAAATCATTTTTTAAAGTTGAAAGGTGTTCATTTCCAGCTCTAACAATATAATCTGCGCCTTTTTCGCCTTGATTTCTAGGTATTTTCGTAACTTCTGAAATCTTTGATATTGCACCGTCAATAATCTTTTCAGCATTTGTATTGGCTACACCGTCCCAGTCTTTTTTAAGTGTAGCAATATGACCATCGTATAATGGTTTAATTTTTTCGATTGTTTCAGGTGTTAACCCTAATTCGGTTGCAATCTCTGTTGTGATAAATTCCATAATCTTTTATGTATTTGTTGTTTATATTTTTAAGAAAATCGTTGTTCTAGTTTATTCCAAACCTCTAATTCATATTCGGCTTTATAAGTTTTACCCTCATAATCAAATTGAATTTCATTTAATTGATTAACGTGAGCCAATGTAATTTTTTCAATATCAACTAATAAAGGTTTTTCGACAAACGCTAATTCTGGAACTTCAACCAATTCTTTTAATTGGCGATGTTTCTCAACTTTTTTCAACTCTGCTTCATTGTGCGATTGAATTCCAGCGTTTGTTTGATTGGCTTGGTTTACCTCATTTGTATTAGTTGGTAATTTTACTGTAAACTTCATATTCTTTTATTTAGTTTGTTGTGATTTAAGTTCTTCTGTTTTAGCCAATACTTCTTCAAGTGTCCATTTTGGACTGCCTTTTTTGCCAGCCACCTTTTCGTATTCTACTCTGGCTTCTTTTAATTCTGGTGAAGTCTCTGTTTTAGCTTCTGTTGTTGGATTTGTAACAGCATCCAATCTAGCGGTTAATTCTGCAATTTGTTTTTGCTCTGGTGTCAGTTCTTTAACTGGTTCGTTGTAAATCAGTTTCATCGCTTTGTCAATCACGCTTTGTTCCAACTCGATTTTTTCGCCTTTGTGGTCGTACATAGCCACTACTTCAACTTTACAAATACCTAAATTTTTAATATTTGCTAAGTGTTTTGGGTACTGCAAATCACCATGCGTCAACGTTAATTTTTGCTGAACGTTTTTGATTTTACCAGTTGCATCGTAATTGATTTCCTTTCCTTTGAAAATCTTTAATTCGATTGTTTGTTTCATTTTTACTTGGTTGTTTTAAATTAATTATTCTTTTAATTACTTTATTTTATGCTGTCAATTGTTGTGTTTGTTCAACTGGCACTATCATTTCATAAATTAGATTGTTAATGATAATTAGCCGTTCGCTATTGGTGGCTTGAATGTTATCGTAAAACTCGTTAATATCGCCATATTTAGCTTCAAATAGATTAATATAGTAAATGAATTGTGTTTGCAATACTTTTACCTCATTACTAACTAAATTGTTGCTTAAAGCCTTATCGAAATCAATATCCGAAGCAAACGGTAATAAATCATACAACAACCGCTCTCTTTTCGCTTTCGATGGGTTGAATTTATTTTTGTTTTGCGAACTTCTTACAAGCACGTTTTTGCGCTCAATTGGGTTTGGAGACAACTTGAATAGTTCAAACAACTCTTGCTGTGTTTCTAAAAAGAAATCGCTACCCTCAAACACTTCTACTGAAACGTTATTAATCCCGTATTGTAATCCTAAGAATTTTAAATCGGAATTATTACGAACCTTTGAAATTGACTGCGATATATTTCTTAAACGGTCTTGCCTTGAAATATATCCAGTACTTACTTGTAATTCATTTTGTGCTGTATTGGTTTGTTCTTGAAAATCACCAACAACCGATTTAATAATTTCTTTTTTTAATTCTAAAATACGTCTGTTTAAGAACTCTGACGCTTCGACTGGTAGGTAAAAGAAGTTAAGGAAATTCTTAACAATATCCATATCTAGGCTATTGTCATTCTTTTTAACTTGTGGAACACTTATAATTGTCCCAGCTTGCAAAGGGGAGTTACTGCCAACCATTGTGCCAGCTACTGACGCTTGCTGACTGCCAATACTGTTTGATGACATTGGTTGTGTATCGCTTGCTTTGTCAGTATCATTGCCTTGCTTAGTCTTTTCAGAAGTTTTAAGTTTTGTAACAACTGGCAAAACACCATTAGCGTTAGTCATTCGTTGCAAAGTCTTTAAAAACACATACTCTTCTAATTCGGGTTTAACATAAGAGAATATTGATTTCTTTACAACATCGCTTTCACAATCAAAATTATCATATTCGATGTAATCGGCTGGACAAATACCTAAATCGTGCGGTACTGTAATCGGGTTTTTGTAATCCGAATCATAGAAAATATAGTTCTTATCATCAATATATAAAAAACCATCAATGCCATTCATTTCAGCCTCAAATCCAATTCTTTTAATGACATTATGATGGCTTTCAATAGAAACCACATCGTCTATTTCTAGTAAATATCTGAATGGTTTATTGGTATCTTTTAAGTCGGTAATGATTATATCGTTGTATCTGAAAAACAAAGCATCAAATATAATCTCGTTAAATTCGTTGCTTTTTAATTCTGGAATAGAATCGTAGTTTTTACCTCTTATCGTATATTTTGAATAACTATCTTCAGCATGGAAAACCCGTTTAAGTTGTGGTTTAATTTCATCATTAACCAACTTTGCAGAAGATAAAGGATAGCGTAAATACTTATATATTGAAAGGAAATTATCGGTTTTTAAAATGGTTTTTAACCAATTATGAAAAGCATCGTTTGTTTTGTATTGTCGGTTTGCCCAATTAGTTAAATACTCTTGGGTAATTTCTTTTTGAATACTTGATTGAATGAAATAGTTTATTTGCTCTTGCTGTTTAGAAGCTAGAGCTAAATTAGACGCGTTTTTCTTATCTTTTAAGAATTCTACTGACATTAAGTATTGTCGATGTTTTACGCAGTCTTTTACGTTGGTTGTTGCAAATGTATAAAATTAATTTAGATTAAATACAAATTATTTTTATTATTCCCAATCTGATTCTATTTCAAAGTCATCATTCAAATACAATTCATACTCCCTTTGAAAAACCGTACAAATCAAATAATCAAACAAATCGGTAAAGTGTCCTACTTTCTGAAATCTTGCGCCAGTATTTGGGTCTTTTGCCGTTTCTTTTAATTTAGTTCCATCTGGGGCTTCTTTTAGTGTATTAAAGTCTGTTATTGTTTTAGTACAATTTTCACCAATTATAATTTCAATGTTACTAATATTGCTTTCAAAGATATTATTAATCCAATTTCCACGCATTACAACGCTAGGGTTCGACCTTGAAACTCTGTTTGTTATTTTATATTCTTTTAAATGGTCTTCAATAATTGTGTAGAAGTTTTGCCCTTGCTCTAACTTGGTATCTCTTTTATTTGCGGTTGCATCACCATACAAAAACATACCAGATTGATGACTATTGTATTTTCTTTTTATTTCATTACAAACCGATTTAACCGTATTCTCTGGAGAAACACCAGCTATTTCGTCAATCATTTTAACTTTCATTCCGTCAATTTGGAATATACCACACGGCAAGTAAGGCACGACATTGTCATCCCAACTAATATGAAGTGGTAACGATGGATTATAAACCGCTTTTTTAACGTGATTTTCAGCCTTGAATTTTTTATAAAACTCACCGCCAGTACGTAACGAACCCCAATTACCTAACGCATAGATTTGATAATAGTTGAAATCATAAGTTTTATCTTTTTCAAAATCATCGATTGTATGTTGGTCAACAAAACCACCAACCTGTTTGCCGTCTTTCCACTTACCGACGATGAAATAATTATTACGATAATTGACTTTATAAACAACAAAATTTCCTTTTTCGTTTATGTAGTGTTCTGAAATATTCGTGGTTATTTTTTGCGGAACTAGATTTTCTTTATCAAACAAATTAACTTTTAACCAATGTGTTTCGTCAATTGGATTGAATAGTCCGATTATTTGTTGATTAGAACGCCCTCTTAAACGTTTTCTTATTTGTTTTAAGTCAACTTCATCAAATTGCGAAATCTCCTCTAAAACAACCCTTTTAAAGTTCGCAAGCCCTTTAATTTTTTCACTGTCATCTAATCCACGAAATCTAACATACGAACCCGTGAGCAAGCATTCAATATAATTGATTTGGCATTTAAAATATTGTTGCAATCCCCAATCGTTAATGATTTTTACATAGTCGCTGTAAATACTATCTTTTATATCAACACCGTACTTACGCAAAACCATTACGTTTTCATTTTTATGTTCTAGCAAGGCGGTTATATCCGATTGAACATAAGTATATGTTTTAGAAGCTGAAGAACCCCCGTATAAGAAAATATATCTTATAAGAGGGTTGATTAAATCTTTTTTTAAGTGCCAGTAAAGGTCGTTGAATAATTCAGGATTAAAATCAAACTTCATCTTTATTTCCGTAACCTATTTGGATAGTAGTGTCCTTCACTTCTATTTTTTGAGCTGCATCTATTCCAAAAACCGCTTTTATTTCAGAAAGCACCGCTCGGCACTCTTTGTAGTCTTCGTTTTTGTAGTTTTTTTGATATAAATCATAATACTGGGTAAGTATTTCGTTACGTTTATGGCTTGTGTCATCACTTATATTTGATTTAATCACTTCACGTGCTTTTGCTAAATATTCATCGGCTTGGCGTTCGCCTACACCAAATCCTCCGTCTTCAATTGATTTTGCGCAATATTGAATTACGCTTTTTCTTTGAAAACCCTGCAATAGCATAAGATAAACGGTGTTTACCCGTTTTTCTATTTCTGAACTATCGGCTTTGCCTCTCGGTGTTTTTTCTTCCATTTTATTTTATTAAAACGGAACATCAGAACCCGCGCTCGATGCTCTATTTGTAAGCCTTCTAGCTGATGCGGATGTTAGGCTTGATTTTACTTTTTTACCTCCCTTTGAACTTCTACTACCTTTTGCCATAATGTATTACCACGAATGGATTTATTAATTGTTTTATACTTTTCTAATATTCTATTTTGATAATCTTGATTAAAATCATAAAGTTGTTTATTGTCTTCAATTACGAACTGTTCAATATTCCCTGAACTTCTAAGGTTTGCCGATCCATGAATTACAATATGTTTACCACCTCCTGTTAAAAACTGACAAACTTTGCAATGCGTTCCTGCGCTTGCTAATTGCAGGTCGCAAATATCAGCTAAATTATCGTAAGTATATTTTATTAATTTTTTTCTTTCGTGGGCAAAAAAGTAATCACTTACGATTAGGTTTATTTTCGTTATGTAATTAGCGTTTACTAAATTTACGAGACTATCAATATTATCTTGTGAATACGAAAGTGTTGAAATGGTTATTTCCTTGACTTCTATTTGATTATTAACAATGAACGCTTCTATAAAATCACCGAAAATAAATGTTCCATTAACGATGCAGAAAATTTTGTCTAATGATTGAAAGTCTAAATCTTTAGCTAGTTTTTCAGCGTTTTGGTATTTTAGTTTTTCGTATGGTATCGGCTTTGTTATTGGAGGTTTTACAAACCGGCTGTCAAAATCAATCTCGACATCTATTTCAAAGTTAGAAAAGGCATCAATATTGAAATCGAAATTCATTTTCAATTCATCGAAATCACCATTTTCAGTATTAGCCATAACCCCAAAATTACAATAATTTTTTTACTGTGCAAGCCCCTCCTCCTGTTTTCTTTCAATAAACACCCCCTCACAGCAAATAATCTCAAACGCTGTAACTGTGTACGGCCACTTAGGGGAATGTTCTAGGCGTATGCCGGATATGTATGCGGGCTTTCCGAGGTGGGTGGTTGGGGTTGCTTGCGGTGGGATTTTCATAGGGATTCGTATTGTTGGATAGCTTTAAATATTTGGAAAGCGATTTGCGGCACTATTGCGTTTCCTCCTGCTTTTATTGATTCGTTTCGCCATTTAGGAAAGGTAATTCCGTCCAATCTGGCGGAAACCCCATCATTTCCATCACAAAGCGGGGATTGAGTTGGGAAGTTTTGCCAGGTTGATGGAATGCGTCTGGTAGACTGTTTGTTTCCGACCGTCCCGAATCCTTTAATGCTTCCGTTGACCTCGCTCCCTTGTAGTCCCGAGTTGCTGGTGTAGGTAGCATCATTTTTGAGTACTCCAATGCTGTGGGTGTTTTCGACGGTGTCATAAACTGTTTGCTGCGCCCCGTTCCCATCGCTTGCCCTGCTGTTGGCGTTGAAAGCCACAAACCAAATCCTGTCTCTCCTGTGGGGAGCATCGACGGCGCAAGCTGGAAGTAAAAACGGTGTGACCTCGTAGCCTTCATTTTCCAAATCAGCCTGGACCTCATCGAATACCAACCCTCCTGACCAATTAATAAGCCCGCGAACGTTTTCGCCCACAACCCAGCACGGTTGAACCTCTCGAATCGCTCTAAGCATTTCTGGCCAGAGGTGGCGCTCATCTTCTTTTCCTTTTCGTTGTCCTGCAAGCGAGTATGGTTGGCAAGGGAATCCCCCTGTAATGATGTCGATGTTTCCTCTGTGAATAGTGAAGTCTGTTTTTGTGATGTCATGATATGAAATTGCGTTAGGCCAATAATATTTTAAAACTTTCTGTCCGAATGGGTTCCACTCGCAATGGGCTACGTTTTCCCATCCCATCCATTCTGCTGCGAGGTCAAAGCCTCCGATTCCTGAGAAAAGCGATATATGTTTCATACCCCCTCCCGATTAGCAGTAAACTTAACTCTACCAGCGGCGACTTCGTGGAGGAGGTGCTTCGCTAGCAACACGTCGATACAATACCCGTTTTTCGGATTTTCAATATCAACAACTATGTAGTTGTGTTTCTTGAGTTCTGGCAGGTTCTTGTCCAGAAACTCCTTTGCATTTTTTAAGTCTGTTGGTGTTGGTGTCATAATCTACTAAATTGTTTTTCTGTTAATACTAATACTTCTAAATTGTCTATAAATTGAATCTTTCGTTGCGCCT